TTGGGATTTTTCTTAGATGGATTTTCTGGTTTGAATTTTTTTACTTTACCATCTTTACCTGAAAAGGTTTCATCAGCTTTACTTCCTGCCCACGCAAAGTCTCTGTCAAAGTCAGACTTAAAGCCATCACCTTTGTCATAAAACTTACCTGCTTTACCTTTGGCAGACCATGCAGACATGCCGGCACCAATTGTACCTTGTGCTACAGCACCTGTTGCACCTGTAATTAATGTTCTAGTTAAATTATAATCAGTCATTAATCCTGCATCTTTTTCAGCAGTTTGTCTAGCTAAGTCAGCGGCTACGGCAACACTACCACCATACATAGCTTCTTTCTTACCTATTTCTAATGCAGCTTTTTTAGCTACTTGTTTTTGAAACTCAGCTTTACTTAAAGCACCTATTGCAGTTTTACTTGCTTCTCTTGCAACAATTTTACCTGCACCTAAACTAAATAAGTTAATTGGGTCAGCTATTAATGCAGGTACAAAATCTTTAGCCCACTTGTAAAAACCAATTGTTTCACCACCAAAATAAGGTAAGTCAGCATACAACTGTGTAATCTCTGCCCAGTCACCTTTGTACTGGTCATCCTTAGCTAATACTTGTCCAACATCATTAACAATACCTACTGTATTGTACTCACTCCAAATTCTGTCTTGATAAAATTTTTCTATTAATTCAGTTTTAGTGTAATCTTTAATTGCTTTACCACCAGTAACAGCATTGTTTGCATCACTTAAACCACCTTCATAATATCTACGTAATACATTTTGAAAATCATCAGATTGTAGTTTGTCTAGTGCAAGTTTTTGACGCTCAGCTTTTTGCATAGCATCATATTTTTTACGTTCTATTCTGTTTCTTCTATTCTTTTTATGAGAAGCCATACCCTTCTCTGTGTTTGTTAGCGTATCATCTTCTGTAAAAGAAATTCCTAAATCTAATGCCATTGTTTATTCCTATATTATTTTAAATATTCACTAACCAATTCATCTAATTGAACTGAACTAATGTTAAATGCTTTTGCTAAATTTAACTTAGCGTCTTCACTTAGAACTCTATTGTATAAATCTTTAGTTATTGGTCTTCCTGTAAGTTGCTCAAGTGTATCTACAAAGAAATTTTGTTGTGCTTCTACACTGTCACCTTTTTCAAATAAACCTAAAGGTGTGTATGTTTCAATCTGTGGAAGTTCAAACGTTTGTATATTTTCATTTATATTATCTATTACTTGATTTATCTGGTCAGTATAGTCAGTATTCTCTATTTCTAAATCTTTAATTAATCTTTCTGCTAATGACTGTTGTGCTACTTTATCAGTTTTAAAATTTTCAAATCCTTTTGTATTTAATAATCTTTGAAAATCTGCACTTTCCATCATTACTGTAACAGGTGACAATAAACTAGCTTCTGCCTGTGAAGTAATCTGAGTTGCAAAAGGTTTAAAAGTTTCTACTGCACTTGCAACATTACTTTCATAATACTCAACTACTATATCATCTAAGTCAATAGAAGAAGTTAAATCTATTCCTTCTTTGTTTATTCTATCTGCTAAACCATTTAACCATGTTTGATTAGAATATGTTTGTATTTTTTCATTATATGTTTTAGTAAAGAACTCTTGTTGTTTTAAATTCCACGCATCTTTTTCACTAGCATCAGCTAATTTTAAAGGTCTAGGATGTTGTGACAACCATTCCATATAATCTTTTTGCATTTCTTGTTGAATTAAATCTGACACATATTGATTTTTTTGTGAATTATATTTCTTATCTACAGCAGGAACTAAGTCTACAATTATTTTATTAATTTTACCAACTGTATTTGTAAATGCTTTTTCTTGAAATGGTGGTGTGTATGCATTTGCTTCTCTTGTTTTTGCATCTACTAGCATCTTGTTTAATAACACCAATGTTTCTGGATTGTTTGATGCATCTCTATAAGCTTCTAATAAACCATTTTCATTATTATTATATAAACCATTCATTATATCTATTTGTATATTTGCAACTTTGTTTTGGTCTTCAAATAATTCTAAATTGTTTTTAGCAATACTGTTTAAAGTTATATTTAAAGATGGATGTGCTTTAACAGCATCTTTAACTTGTGTTTGATATTCTAGTTCACCTTCAACTGTACTTCTATCTATGTTAAATATACTTTCTATTCTGTCATTTTTATCTTTTTCTTTAGCTCTAACAGATGCTGTGTATTCTGCATTAGCTAATGTTCTATTTTTATTTTCATAAGCTTCAATAACTTTTGCAATATCAGGATTGTTTTTAACACTTCTTAATGAACCTAATTCGTTTCCACCTTCACCAATTCCTCTGTCCATGTTTATAATATCTTCTATTTTAGCTAAATCAGCAGTACTTGCAGCTCCATCAATAGCGTTGTTAAGAAATAAAAGTGCAGCATCATTAGCTTCTTTATTTGTATATAAATATCTTCTGACTGTGCCACCTTCTTCTGGTGGAAGAGGTGTGTGTAAACTGTTTACTTCTTTCCAAAAATCTTCTGGTTCTGTACGTGAAACTATTTTTGCACCTTCTTTTAATTTTTCTGTTTGTGCAAAATCACTTCTTACTTTTGCATCTTTAATAGCATCTTTAGCTTTATAATTATTAAATACAGCTGCAAATCCTAAAGCATATGAACCATCTTTATCTGCAAAACTTGGTAAATATTCTTTGTAAAAAGCAGGTAGATTAGTTGTTTGAAAATCATATTTATCTTTATTGGCTTCTATCTGTGTAATAGCATCAATAGCTTGATGTCTTCCTGTGTGATATTGTACAGTTTTTTGTACATATTTATTATTTAAATTAGGATGTTTACCTTCTAGTATTTCTTTTTGAACTGTGTCAGCATCTCTTGTAGTTAACAATTGATTAATTTCTTGTACAGCTTCATCTTTTTTGTTTTCAACATTTTTAACCATTATTCTGCTAATAGCAGGATTAACGTCTTTTTTTAAAATGTTAATTAAATCTGTTGCATCTGTTGCGGTGGCTGCGTTTACTCTACCTGCAAACGTAGAGCCCATGTATTTATTTGTTACTCTTGATTTATATGCCATTATGGTGCTACTACCTCTCCTGTATCTGGTTTAGTTAATGCTTTATTCATTGCGTACCCTTCAGCTCCAATTGTGCCTACTTGTAATAATAATCCTGTTTGACTAGGCATCACGACAGGTTTAATACTATTATATCTTCTTTGTTGTGCAGCATATGCATCATCTTCTTGATACATTAATTTAATTACATCTGTTTCATAATCTCTTGCAACATCTAAAAACTGCATATCATATGTACCTGCAATGTCTTGTATAATTTTAGTGCCATTACCTGCGTTCTTATTTAATGCTTGTGCTTCTTTTTTAATATTTTCTTGAGATATTCTAAAATCTTCTGCTTTCTTTTCTCTACTTGCTGCCACTTTTTCTGCATCTATTTTAGCTAAATCATTTAAATATGCTTGGTCAGAATTTTTTCTTGTTATTGCGTTTGCTTGTTCTTGACTTTCTGCAACTACTTTTTTGCTTCTGTAATCTTGTACTGCTGTAGCTATCTTCAATCCGGCAGTTATTGCCGATACTGCATCACACATAGTTAATTGTTTATCTCCTTCATCATTAATAAAAATGGCATTTTACCAAAACCATAATCTCCTATTTCAGTTTTTGGTTCAAAGCCTAAATACTGAAGCCATTTAAGTGACTTCCAATTTCTTTTGTCTACAAAGTTATAAAGATATTTATAACCTTTACCCATCTCATCTATCCAATACGGACATTCTTTTATAAATTGTTTTGTATGTTTGAATAGTGTTTCACTAGACAACATCCATGCTACGCCATAGTCAGGCTCAGCACATTTAGCAACACCAAACATACCTATAACACCTTCATCTGTTGTACCTATAATACTATAAACTTTACCATTAGGTTCCGTAAATGGAAACACTAACGCTTGTAAAGGTGAAGAGTTATTAGATGCTCTAATCTCTGCACGGTCAGCTTGGCGTATTCTAGGTGCTAATTCTAAAGTATCTTTTAGTATAGCGGGTCGTACGTAGTTTTCTCTGGTCATTTAAATCCTTGTTGAACGATTATGATAATATCCTTCTACCTCTGCACTAGCAATATACATTGGCAGGTGTGAAGAACTTTTAATATCTAATGTAAAATCTGTGTTTCTACATGAAACGGGTACCTTAATAGTTCCTGAACTAATAGCAGGTACACCTACTTTACTTGTAGCTGTTCCAATAACATACCCATTCATAAATGAATAACTTGTGCTTCTACCGTTAGGTGTTACTTCAACTTGAAAGTAACCTGAAGTTTCATAGTTTAATGATATGTTTCTAATTTGATAACGTCCAGAAGTAATAGCAACTAATCCTCTGCCTGAATTTTCTCTAACATACTGAGGTGACATTCTATATTTACTTTCATATGGAATACCAATAATTAAATTTGTGTGGTTACCTTCTATAGTGTAGGTAGAGCCTGTTGTATTTGTTACAGAATAATTATTTCCGTTAACGCCATCTACTGCTATTAAACCAGTTTTAACACCATACGGTGATGTAAACGTAGTTAAGTTAGTATTAGCATCATACGTGCCTGTAACATTCTGTCTTAAATCTAAATAAATATTAAAACCTATAGTACCGTTTCTTAAATTTCTTAAATCAATTTTTATTAATTTAGTATCTGTTCCTTCTACTACTAACAAATAAACAAAACTTTCAAAAGACATACCACCTAATATTTTAGCATTATCAAATGTCCACTTAGACCATGCAGTTTGTACTTTTTCACCTTTATCAAAAAAGTATTTATAGATAAACATAGTACCACCATTAGTTGATGTAATGTCTGTACCTGTAGTGTAAGGTGCCGTTTGTGTATCTGCTGTATCTGAAGCTAATGTAATTAAAGTATCTTCAGTTGTATTACTAATTAATTGATATGCATTACTTGGTATTAAGTTTTGTACTGATACTGTAATATCTAAACCATCATTAGTTAGTGTATCATCATCTGCATAGTATTCTCTAATTGCTGTATTATTATTTCTTGCTTGTGCAAAGTATGCATATTTACCTGCTGATACAGGTTTTACATTTGCATCAAATTCAAATGCTGATACTTCATTAAGAACAGCACTTGTAGGAGATATTGTTTCTCCAACACTTCCTAATTTATACTGTGCTTTTTCAGAAAACAATAATAAACTTTCATTAAATGCAACACTATCAAATAGTGTATTAACTTCAGAACCTGAAGCTGCAATATCAATTGGGTCTGTATCTAATACTTGTGTAACTGTTTTAGAAAAGAAATTAAAGAAACCTGCATTTTCAGATAAAATTAAATTATCTCTTGAAAGCATGCCTAATCTATTTTTATAAAACAATAAATTATTAATTTGGTTTCCTACAAAACTTGGATTAGAGTTTGTAATACCATCTCCTGCATTTCTATCATCCCAATCTATTTCTTGAAATGTAAATGTACCATCATTATTATTTATTAAAGCATGTGGTAATGTAGAGTTATCTAAACCAAGACTTACATCTTGACCTATAGTTTCTTTCCAAACACCATCTGTTTCAAACTTTACATAATAATCAGATAATGTATCTCCATCTTCACCTGTAACTTTTATAATACTGTCAGTACTTGCGTGATAAGGTAATTTTGTAAAGTCAGATATTTCATCTCTTATAGAATACATACCTGTATTACCAGAACCATCAGCTGTTAACACTGTGTAATTACTATTGCCATCTGTTGAAATACCTCTAATAACACCCGGATATTGAGACATAGTAAAATAATTAGTTACTTCCGAAGATGTTCCTAATCCTTGAGTTGTGCTTAAAGTTGCACCTGTGTCTTCTCTAGTTAATTTAAAACTAGCATCTGAAGATGCATCAAAATAAGTACTAGACGTACCTCTAAATAAAATATCTGCAATATGTGCTGTATCTCTAAACACAGCATCATGGTTTAAATTACTACCACTTGGCATTTGTAAAGAAGATTTAACAGCATAAGACATATTAGGATGTTGTACTGTTACAGCATATTCTCTACCATAATTAGATGTAACAACATTAATATAAAATTCTTCTATCTTTGCAGCACTTGTGTTTGTATCTGCTAAAACTGTAGTTTGTTTATTTGCAACAAAAGTGTAGTCTGCAATGTTAACTAATTTAAAATCTGCTTTAGGATTAGTTGAAGTTAAATAACTACCACCACTTGCTATTGTAACAGGTTTTTCATTACCATCTAAATCATAAACTTTTACACCACCATTATAGAATATAACAACAAATTGATTATCTTTATCTCTTTGTATAGACCAAAACTTTACAGTGTTAGGAAATACATTGGTAGCATCTATAGTGTCTATATATTCAAAAGCAGGTCTTTTAGATAAACCATCTACAATATTGTTTTGTAAATTTACCTGTTCTTCTGCTTGGTTGATACCTCTCTGTGTTGGTGTTTGTTGTGAGATACCATTCAGAAAATTAGGAATACTCTGAGATACTACTCCACCCATTAATAAGTCCTTCTAGTTGGTCTATTAATTATTGAGTAAGTATTACTATCACCTTCTAGCATATTCACATCAGTTTCTTGACTATCTGCTTGGTGAAATGCCATAAGTGCTTCATTTTCATCTTGTCCAATTAATTGCACAATTTGAGCATCACCTAAAAATCTTGAAGCAAATCTTCTTGATGCTTTTTGTGTAATGTATTGTCTTGCGTATTCTGGAAGTTGTTCAAATTGTTGTACTAAAACTAAATCTACTTCTGGTACTGTTGTAAAAACATCTGTATGTGTTTCTAAATTATATAGAAAACCATTTCTTAATGTAACATTTATGTATCTAAAGTTTTTACTAGCGTCAGCTTTAACGCAGTTTGAAGGTAGGGGAATTTTGCTATCTTGGTCTAATGCCAAGTTTTTATAATTTTCATGTGTATTGAAATGCCATCCTTGAGATTGAACTGACATAGAAGTTTCATCTAAAAGATTTTTTGCTGTACTTACATCAACGGATGTAGTGCCTGTAATTGAGTTAACTGGAGCTTCACCGATAACAGACAACATTATGTTTATCGCTTGTAGTTCCGTAGTTGGTGTAATCTGTGTAGTCATAATATCCTATTAGTTAATATAGCGGCGGCTTCAGTCTCCCTCTACCGCCACTAATAATATTAAAGTTAAGCTATTACGCTTCTTTAATTCCTACAGCTGCCTCGCCTCTTAGGACACCGTGTCCCATAGCGTACTTAGCAACCATTAGAGTACCTTGTCTTCTTATATCATATTCGCTTTCAACAGCTAAATCCATAAGTTTTACAGTACCTACAGCAGAAGGATGAGATACCAAACATACGTAGTTTGATAAGTCAACAGCTTGAGGGTTTGAACCACCCGCAGTTGCTGAACCTGCATCCGGAGCCGCAGTTACGTTAGACGCTACAAAGTGTGCAGTAGGTACTAATTCAATACCTGCTACTTTAACAACTTTACCTTCCGCAATTGAACCTTGACCTGAGAAGTCAACGTTAGTTACGTTAGTACCGTTTGCTAATTTGTAGTACTCTTCTAATTTGATAAATGCTTTTCTACCTTCTTTTGGAACGTAGTTTGCATCTAATTGTTTAGCCGCATCAAACAAACTATCAATCATTGCGTTCGCTGCTGTTGAAGCAGTAGCTGAAGCAATACCTGTGTTTGTAAGTACAGTTCCTGCTGCATAACCGCTGTCGGCTACGTTTGCAGAAGCTTGTGCTGCTTGACCAATTGTTTGTAAGATATGCTTATCTTTTTGGAAAGCTAACGCTCTACCAATTTCTGTAGAGTAAGCGCTTCTTACATCCCAATGGTTTTTTGCTTCCTCAATATTTGATAAAAATACTGAAGATAAAAGAAGGTCATTAATTGTAATAACTTTCTCGTTGTGGTTTACATCTGAACCAGTTATTTCAGCACCTGCTGTATGGTACGAAGCATCCACTCTACCCATTACTGGGAAAGTTGCAGATTTACCGTTAGAAATACTTCTAACCATTTCTGCACCTTGAGTTACTGAAGCTCTATCAAAAGAAGTAAGTACTTCTCCCGCAAAAACTTTCAGAAACAGAGCGTCTTCCGAACCACTTGCATTTACTCTTCCAACTGATACTGGACTTGCATTTGCCATAGTGTTCTCCTTTGTTATGACGTTTATTTATAAAAGCCTCTACATATGTTTCAGTTTCACATTCAAGATTGTCACCCGCAGGTGGTCAAGTTATTACACTTTATTAAATATGTGTTGGCAAGCTGCCCCCTAAAAAGGGTGCACAACTATCTACACTTCCATTTACGTAATGCTAGAGCTTTTCTTGTAGGTTTACCATTAGGTTTTTTCATTGCACCTTTTACTCCGGACATACGAGCACAGAAACTAGCTCTACGCTTAGCCGCTTTAGAACCACGTTTAACTTTTCCTGTGACTGGAGCTTTTAAATTAGCACCAGTTTTTCTTTTAAAATATTTTCTTCCGGCAGCATTTAAACCGCCGGAAGGTGACTGATATTTTTTAGCCGGCATTACTTTTTCTTAGCTGTCTTTGCCGCTCTTTTAAATTGTTTTTTAGTAGGTGCACCTTTAGCTCCAACCTTACGCATTTTTTCACCAGAACCCGCAGCGATACGTTTACGCTTCGCATGGATGTTGGCGTACAGTCCTTTTTTAGCCATTACTTCTTTTTAGCTTTCATAATTTTTTTCTGTAATGCAGCAGGTAGTTTTTTCTGTCCACCTTTTAACATTTTTTTACCTTTAGCTTTTTTCTTTCCGTACATTGTTTTTTCCTTTTGTTACGTTTTTAGTTATTTCATCAATTTCTGATATGGCATGTTTTGCATGTACTAATTTATCAAACTGTGATTTTATAGTTTTCATAAAATTATCATGGTCTGCAACACCAACAGAATTTTTTAAAAATGTATCAATAACTGCTGTACTCTCCGCAACCTCTGCGTCATACAGCTTTTTTAATGCTATTAACCACATATTATAAGTTACTGTTAGCTAATTTATTTTTAACTTCGTTTTGATATGCCATATCTTTAGCATATCTAGGGTCAGCCATAGCCTCTGTTACTTGAGCCCATGACAAGAAACCTTGTTCTTGACTTGGTTGTGCTTTACCTTCTACAAGTTTAGGCTCAACACCATTAGCTCTTTCAAATTGACCTTTAAGTGCATTGACAGCTAGTTTAACTGTGTCCATGTCACCACTGTTTACAGCTTTGTTGTAAGCAGTTTTCTCACCTTCAGTCATATTTTTAGAAGCCCAGTCAACCATCTCCTGATATGTGTCATCACCACCAACAGTAGATTTAATTTCATCTGCTTGTGTTTTAGCAATAGCTTCTTGACCTGCAATGTAACTATCCACATATTCTTTTGATATGCCTGCTTTTTCTAAAGCTTCATAAGACTTTGTATCTAACTCACCTTTTTCAGCATACTCTGCTTGTAAAGAAGACATATCTAAACCTGCATCAGTAACAGCTTTCTCAGCTATTTCTAAATTATTATCAGACTTAGGTGTTGCTTTAGCAACTGGGTCTACTTCGTCTTTTGTTTCTTGAGATTGTCCACCAAGTTTCTTTTCTAACTCTGCATATGACTTTGCTAAATCTTCAACACTGTTGAATTTTTCAGGCAAGCCTTCAGGTTTACTTTGTGCCGACTGTGTCTCGTTTGTTTGTTCTACTGGTTGTTCAATACCAGTTTCTTCTTCCTGTATTTCTACTTTATCTACCATCTAATTATCCTTCTTGTGATTGTTTCATAGCACCTTGTACTGCGGGTGCTATAGCCTTCTCTGCCATTTGCATCATCTGTTGATTTTGCATAGCATCTTCTTGAGCTGATTGTTCTTGTGCAAGTTCTTCATCAGACTTAACAAGACCTTCCGTATCAATACCTAAACCAGTAGCAATACGTTTAATTAAATCCTGAGCATTTAAACTTTGTACTACAGCAGGATTTACTTGTGCTAAGTTTGCAATCTCAGCAACAAATTCTCTTAATTTTTGTAAATCATTTCCTCTACCTAAAGCTTCTACACCTGTAATAATTGTAGGCTTAACAGAATTTTTAGGTAATGAAGGTATCTCATTTGCTTGAGACATACGTTTCATTAATATGGTCACCAAAGGTAATTGAAACTCTTGTGATAGTAATGAATATATACCACCCATAGCAGTTTCTAATTGTTGAGCCATGTATCTAATTTCTTGTGCTGTTACTCTTTCAGCATCTCTTTGTATAGCTGTGTTTAATAAGAAAGCATACGATAATCTTTCTTCTAACTTAGCAATACTTCTCTCTACGACTTGTAAGTCATATTGTTTTTGTGCTTGCAATACTGCTACATCATCACCACTACCAGTAATTATGTCACCGTTTCTAGTATTAGCTAAATCTTTTTTTCTAGTAACAGAATTAGGTCTTACCATAAATACTACTTTAGAAGATGCAGCTGCACTTTCTACAAGTGATTGAGATAATCCTTCTAATGATTTTAAATCACCTAAAAACTCTTCTACATAACCACGACCATAATCTTCATTATCTACTCTTACCATTCTTAATGCTTGGTATGGTAGACTGTCTACAGGGTATGTACCTTGTGAGCTTTCAATCTTAACACCTTTTACTTCTTGACAAGTGTAAAATTCTTTATCGTTTAATTTGTAAATGTGTGTGTAAAGTTCACACTCTTCATCTGGTTTGTAATCTTCAAACTGTGAAATTCTTTCTAATGTGTCACCATCTAAATATGTTGGATGAATAGTTTCTTCAATAACTATTTCTACAATGTTACCTGAAGCATCTCTTTTACATACAAAATTTGTTAAAGGAAATACTCTCATAGTTCCTTTTTTAGGTAAGTAAGTTAAGACATTACCTGCTACAATTAAATGTTTTAATGCTTCAAACACACTAACTCTTAATGCAAGTTGTTCTATTTTACTTGAGACTTCTCTTTCAATAGTTGCTAAAGATTTTTCTACTTCAGACTTAATTTCTTTTTGTTGGTCTAAATCTCTTTTAGCGTTACCTGATACTGATAATCTAAAAAATGGGGAATTGGGTGGAAGCAAAAGTAAAAGAAGTTTACTTGCTAAGTTGTTAACGCCTCTTGCGCCAACTGATTGAAATGGATTATATAAATCTGTAGAAGAATGAAAGCCATCTGGTGGTAAAAGTGAAGGTATAGTTAATTCACTACACTCTTGTCCTCTATCTAAAAAGTGTTCTCTGTGTTGTCTTAATGTTTCGTATCGCTCTTTAGCGCTTTGTTGTAACATATTATTATAATGCATAATATTAAGTTATATTTAAACCGGATGTAGTGGGTATGTTTAGACCAGAAGATGTTTGTAAAGCTGTAGTTCCAACTTTTTTCTTTTTCTTCAAATCTAAATCTTTGTCCATATCTACTGCTGTTTCTACTTTAGGCGCTTTATCTTCTTCAATAGGCGCTGAAGGTGGAATAGGTGCAGGAGCTTGCACAATTTGAGGTGCTTTAGGCTTTGATAAACACATAATTACTTCTCTGTCCTCTCTTTTAACATGTTAATAAACTTGACAACATCACGTTGACCTGCTTCAAAGTATATTTTATTAGGATTATCTGTTAAAACAGCAGACTTTTCAGGATAAACTTTGTTTAAAAGTTTAACTAACTCGTCTACTGTTGCAGGTAAAACTAAATCTTCTTGGTCAATCATATTGTTTTCTTCTAAAAAGGGCACTTTAGTCCCACAAGTTTCCTGTTATAGTTCCTTTGTTATATTCTGTAGCTCTATTCTCAAAGAAATTAGCATGTTCTACACCATTTAATACCCAATCTAACCAACCTAATGGGTTATCTTTTACACCATAATTAGGTTTTAAAGACAATTGTAACAGTCTTCTGTCAGCAATGTATCTAATATATTGTTTAACTTCTTCTGCTTTTAATCCTCTGATACCACCCATAGCAAAAGCCAAATCAATAAACTTATCTTCTAAGTCTACCATATCTCTACATGTTTGATAGATACTTGCTTTAAATTTTTCTGTCCAAATATTTGGGTTTTCTTTTATTAATTGATGAAACAATTTAATCATGCTTTCAACATGGTGTGTCTCATCTCTAATAGACCAAGTTACAATCTGACACATTCCCTTCATACGTCCATATCTTTGAAAGTTAAGAAGCATAACAAATGATGCAAACAACTGTAAGCCTTCACCAAATGCAGAGAAACAAGCTATCTCTCTAGCCATACCTTCTAGTCCTTTACCTTTAGATGTAAACAAGTATTCATGTTTATCAGCCATCTCTTTGTATTCTTGAAATGCTTTGTATTCTTTATCAGGCAAACCAATAGTATCATTTAATAATGAATAACTATGTGCATGATTAGCTTCACTTGTTGCTATAGAAGACAACATCATTCTAACTTCCGGTGCTTTAAATTTAGGTATGTATTTATCTAAATAAGCTTGTGCTATATCTACATCACCTTGAGTAAAGAACTTTAATATTTGTCCTATTAAGTTTTTTTCTTCTACTGTTAATCTTTCATTCCAGTCTCTCACATCCTCGTGTAATGGTACTTCGCTTGGAAGCCAGTGCATTTTTTGTTGCATGTCGTAAGCTTCAAAAGCCCACCCATAATCAAATGGTTTGTAGTAAGTTCGTTTGTCAAATAAACTCATATCTTTTTTTCTAACTCCTTAATGTAATCTTCTTCTTCTTTTGGTAACTCTTCTTTAGTTTTATCTTTACCAAATATACTGTCCCAGTTTTTTTTATATTTTTCAGTTGGAATATGTTTTCCGTCTCTTATTTTATAACTATTGAAACCCATGATATAATTCTACTCCTTCTATAATAATTATGATTAATAATTCTATGGCTAAGATAGTATGATATACTGTCCATAACACAGATTGTTTTTCTTTCTTTTTTTGTTTTCTCTTTTTCTTTTTTAATGGTTTATAATTAACTCCATCAAATAAACTACTTTCTGTCATTATCCCTCACAAGCCAAACAATCTGCTTCAGGTATGATTGTTCTTTCTACTTTTTTTGATACTAACTCAGCACGTTTAATTGCTTCTGAACGACAATAATACAAAGTCTTTAACTTTTTCTTCCAAGCCAACATATGCATGTCATGTAATTCTTTAATGTTTACATCAGCAGGTACAAATACATTGACTGATTGTCCTTGACAAATATGTTTCTGTCTGTCTGCTGCATGCTCAACTATCCATTGTTGATTTATTTCTATTGCTGTTTTAAATATATCTTTTTCATTATCAGAAAGAGCATCTAAATGTAATACTGAACCTCTGTTTGCTAAAATAGAAGTCCATGTTTCTTCATTGTTAATACCTTTTTTATCTAATAATTTTTCTAAGTATTTATTCTTAACTAGAAAAGAACCTGACATTGTTTTTTGCACATAAGCATTAGCTCTGTATGGTTCTATTGATGGTGATGTTGTACCACAAATAATAGAACTAGAAGCATTAGGTGCAATAGCTAACAAGTGTGCATTACGCATACCGGTTCCTTCCATGTCTGGAGCTTCACCTCTTTTTACTGCTAGTCTTTTACTTTCTTCTACAGCTTGCTCTTTAATACTTTTAAATATTTTCATGTTTAATGATTTAGCAAGTGCACCTTCAAACGCTATACCTCTTGATTGTAAGTATGCGTGAAAACCCATAGCACCTAAACCTAAACTTCTTTCACTGTTTGCACTAAACTTAGCTCTAAACAATTCATCAGGTGCTTTGTCAATAAAATACTGTAGCACATTATCTAAGAACCTAACTAAGTCAGGTATAAATAAACTGTTATTCTTCCACTCATCATACTTTTCTAAGTTAACAGAAGACAAACAACAAACAGCTGTTCTGTTTTCATCAGTAGCTAGTGTTATCTCTGTACATAAATTAGAATGATTAACTTTTAATCCTAGTTTCTTTTGTGTTTCAGGCAGTGCATCATTTACTGTATCAATAAATGAAACATAAGGCTCACCAGTGGCAACTCTTGTCTCTAATATTTTTAACCACAAATCTCTAGCTGAAACAGTCCGTACTATTTTTTTAGTGTGCGGGTCAATTAAATTCCAAGTGTCATCAAACGTAGGTTCTTTAATGCAGTTATCTATTAAATGCATAAACTCATCAGATATGTTTACACCATGATGTAAGTTAAGACATTTTCTATGTACGTCACCACCACTAGGTTTTCTCATTTCTAAAAATTCTATTATCTCTGGATGTGATATATCCATGTATGCTGCATAACTACCACGTCTTGTTTTACCTTGAGAGAACGCAAGTATCTCACTGTCAACTACGTGTAAAAAAGGTATTGAACCAGAAGACTGTGAACCACCAGAAGTTTGTGTACCATCACTTCGTACGTCACCCCAGTACCCACCGATACCGCCGCCAACAGAAGCAAGCCAAGCGTTCTCTGTGTAGTGTCCTGTCAATCCTTCTCTACTATCACCTACATAATTTAAGAAACATGAAATAGGCATGCCTCTTTTACTACCGGCATTAGACAAAACAGGCGTAGAATACATGAACCAAAGTTTAGATGCATAATCATATATACGCTGTGCCATCTCATCATTATCAGAAAAAGCTTTTGCTGCTCTCATAAAACCTTCTTGAGGTGATGTTTCTTCTGGTAATAAATACCTATCTTTTAATGTTGTCTTACCAAAATCAGTAAGTAAATTATCTCTTTCGTAATCTATCATTCTTTTGTTTCCGTTACTCTTGGTTGTCCTTCTTTTTCTATAATAAAATCAATATATTGTTTAGCTTTCTTTAAGTCTTCAATACCATGTCCCTTGTATCTCCACCTAGAAATATACTTTACAACGTTGCCCTCACAATACGTAAGGTTATTTTGTATGATATAATCTATAGGTTCTATGCCACCTTTATTATAGTGTAACGGTTTTTTTATATTGTCCATAATTTTACTTCTCCTGTTTTCTTATTGTAATCACCATGTCTTAGTATACGTGCAACCCTAGCTTGTTGAAGAGCTTCAGCCTCTGTATATCCTTTATCTACGTAAATCTTTTTGACTATCTTCCATAGGTCTAAAAGGGGAACGTTAGTATATTTCTTAATCAGCTTCTCAGCAGTCTTAATTCCAACACCTTCTATGCCGTCATACCCGTCAACTTTATCACCTGTCAAAGTCTGTATCATAAACCAATAGTCAGCCATTCGTTGTGGTATTTGTTCTACAGTCATAGCATCTTGTGATAATTTACAAGGTACAGTTCGTAGGTCTTTGTCTATACTAACAACAATACGCTCTTCATCTGTAGGTTCGGTAGCCATAATACCCATAACATCATCTGCTTCTAAGTTCTTCCATACAACTCCGTTATGTTTTTCTAATACATATTTTCTCAAAGCTTTTAATGTAATTGGTTTACGCTTGTCTTTTCTATTGCTTTTGTATGAAGGCAATACATCTTTTCTAAAATTGCTACTGTCTGTTAATGCAATAACATAGTCATCAGCTTGTAAACTAGCGCCTAAGTCATCTACAACTGCATCTACGTCAGCTTTACACAAAGTTTCATCACAGTGTAGTGTCCATAAACCGTCACCCCAGTCTGTTTCTACTTCATTATTAAGTGCTATCTTATATAATAAAATATCACCATCAATTAAAAGTACTCTTTTTAGTTTCATGTTTCTCCTATATGTCAAATGTTAATAAATCTTCTTTAGGAATTATGTGTCCTTTACTTGTCCAGTTGTCACCACCCTTCTTAATAGGGTACTTAACCATAAGTTTTTTAAGGTGTGCTGTTGGTATTAAAACCCAAACTTGGTCAGTCCTGTCTTGTGTCCATAAACAAATAGCATAGTTTCTTGACTGTGTTGTATTAATACCAGAAGGTTTACCTCTACTTTCTGTTTCAATATAAACGTTACCTGTTTTCTGACACAGCCTATCAGTCTTACATTCTATCTTACCTTCTACTGCTTCTTGGAACTCATTCTCGTATTGTTGTCCAAACTTTAAATCTTTATCAAAGTGAGGTTGTGCTTTAGTGTGTTTCACTCCAGTTATCTCCTATCTTGTATTCACCAGTTAGCGGAAGTCTTAAATCAAAATACTTACCAGTGTCTTCTATTGCTTTTACGGCTAATTGCCCAACTTGCTCAGCATCTTTTTCAAGACACTCTACTTGTATTTCATCATGTACCCACACTACTTGATGTGCTTCAGGTATTTTCTTAATCACTTTATCAAACTCTACTAACCACTGCTTACACACTAAGGCTCCGGACGATTGAAGCAACGTGTTTAATGCAGCATGGCTTGAACGTACTTTAACACGTCTCTTATCAAGACCTACTAAGTAACCACGTTCAGCTGCTTGCTGTACATTTTCAATTAGTTTGTTTAATGCAGGTAAGTTATTTAAGAAACGTTTCTTTATCTTAGATGCTTCTGCTACAGTTTTATTTGTAACTGCTGCAATCTTTTTAACACCACCACCGTAAAGAAAACAGTAGTAAAAACGCTTGGCTAAGTCTCTGCTATCTAACCCTGCTAATGTTTTTGTTTCAGAGTGTATATCACCATCTAAAACAACTTTAGCATAGTTGCCGTTATCGTACTTAGCCATGTAGTGAGCCAACATTCTCACCTCTAAACCTGAGACATCAATGCCTACAAGTTTTTTACCAGTTGGAACCGTGAATAATGCTCTACACTCTTTACCATATTGCACACCAACACTTGGAATTTGTGCCATGTTTGGGTACGAGTGTGTTGCTCTTGCAGTTACTGTTGAATTAGTATTGCAAGTACCATGTATTTTATTATTCTTCTCATGCTTTAACCAAGCTTGAGCGCCAGTAGCTAACTGACCAATTCTTTTATCTAATAGAAAATGCTCACATAATATTTTAGCTTCAGGGTATGGTAAACTTTCTAAAATAGTTTCATCTAACTTAGGCTTACCATCATCAGTATAAACTTTAGGTTTCCATCCATGTATTTTAATTAATCTATCTGCAATATGTTGTCTACTAGATGGATTAAAGATAATAGTTTTTTCTTTGTAGAATACTTCACCCTTAACATATCCTCTAGCTTTGTTATTTACTTTAGGTATAAAAGGTATGTGTTCTTTTTCAGGTGGAAACATTACTTGTAACTTGTATTCTATTTCCATTCGTCTACCATTTAATTCTGAATAAAGTTTTCTAGCTTCTTCAGTACTAAAACTAAAACCATGAACTTCTTGATTATAAATTAATTGTGCTACAGAGTGCTCTAAATCCATAGCTTGCTGAGAATATTTCATATCTTTATGTATCATTTTGTGAAGATTATAAGTTACTTCTACATCTTGTTTACAATACTCTAGCATCTCAGGTGTAAAAGTTTGCCAGTCTGTATCAAACTGTGCTTTGTAATTTCCTATTCTGTTACCCCATGCTTTTAAACTGTGTCTTCCTATACAATCTTTTGGAAAATCTTTACGTTGAAAATCTTTTTCTTTTACATCTGGAAATAACAATCTTGTTGCTACAAGTGTGTCAAAAATTTTTGCCTCAGTTTTAAAGGTAGGATATAGTTTTTTTATTACAGGCAAATCAAATTTTATAATGTTGTGTCCTATAATTTCTTTTGCTTTAGATAATTTATCTAATGCTTCATCAACTGATAAAGACAAAAACTTATTAGTGTCTACATCTTTTAAAACTAAACAATGTATTTTAGTACAGACGTCAAGAAACCCATCAGTTTCTATATCAAATATGTATCTCATATTTTTAATACTTTCTTTTTAATAACATTAATAGTTGGTATAACAGTTACATTACCAACGTCACCTAGTGTACCATCATCTTCAAAGTTTATGTCACCACATAAAATGTGTACATTCTTATCTTGTTTTATTAACCAACCAGTGCTCACACAAATAGTTGGTGTACTTGTTTTTGCTTTTTCTAATGACATCCACGAGGCATCAGAGTTTATATCAAGCCAATGACATAAAACAAATTTAGCGTCTAATGTCTTTTTAGTTATTGTAGGTAGTTTCATAATTAATGTATGTGTTTGTGTATTTTTATATCTACGTTCCATGCTGCATCTTCACCATTCATAGCAAGTGCCATCAATGCATCTTGTAATAAGGATGCTGAGCTATCTTTAGCAACATGTAATACTACAGGTGTTGAACTTTCTTTTGCTTTTTTAACAGCAGATAAAACATAAAATGTCCAAGACACAGTGTCTTGTTTTGCTTTTCTTTTTCTAACAGGTAATTTAGAAGTCATTAACAGTCTCCGATTGTACTTCAGTTAAACAACCTGTGTCTAAATCATATCTTAAACTACAAGCTTTTCCAGTCTCACCACTAAATCTATTTTTTAAAACATTAACTTGTGCAATGTTATCTTCAGCTTGCAAGTCTCTGGACAAGGCTAATACCATGTCACTTAACTGCGCAATACTTTGACTGCCTCTTAAACTATTCATAGATACTTGTACTCCATCTTCATAACCTTTGTTACCATCTTTAGTACGTGATAAATGTGAAACAAGTATTAAACCAATACCAGTTTCTTCTACTAGCGTTCTAAGTTTTGATACAAAATAATCTATAAGTTTACGTTCATCATTTGTATTAGCATCACCTAATGCAGACAAAGCCATGTGTAAATGGTCTAGTATTACATAGTCTACATTACAGGCTTTAGCCATGTATCTTATTTTAGAGAGCAAGTTATCTGCAACTGTTGAACCAAAATGATTGTAAAGATAAAAGTTGCCACTGCCCACAGTATTGTTAAACGTCTTAAGTAAGTCTTCTTCACTGATACCCTCTCTTGTTAAGTGTAATGGTTTTTGTAATTCAACACCCATGATACCAAGTGCACTACGTTTAATACTTTCTTCTAATGCAATGTAACCTACGGTGTAATTATTTTTTAATAAGTTTAATGCTACGTGTCTACAAAAACTAGATTTACCAACACCACTTCCGGCAGTGATAGTAACAAGCTCACCTTTACGTAGTCCATGTGTTTTAACATTTAAACATTCAAATGGATATGGAACTGTTACATACTCATCTTCTTTTTGTATTTCATTCCATAATTCTTTTCCAACTACAATACCATCAGGTCTGTATGGTTTACTTGACCATATACAATCTGTTAACTCTCTTACTTTGTTTGCAAGTAACATTTCGTTTGCATCTTTTAATGGCATTGTACAAATCTTAGCTTTGTTTGGTGTAAATAATTTTGCACATTCAATAGCAGCTTTCTCTCCGTGTTCGTCTTGGTCAAAACAAAGTACCACACTCTCAAATTTTTCAAGCCACTCTAATTCTTTTTGTATATCTTTTTTAGCGCCTTGTGCACCTGTCTTAATACTTACTACGGGAAATTTATTTTGATTAGTTCTGGAAATTGATAAGGCATCTATCTCGCCTTCTGTAACAATACACATTCGTCCGCCTTCTCTCCATAAATGCTGTCCGAATAGTGTTGCTTTTTTTGCATCACCTAACCACTGAAATGTTTTATCAGGGTATCTTAGTTTTTGTGCTACTAATTGTTTGTCTTTATCATAGTAGTTTGCAATCTGACAAGGTCTTCCAAACCATGCGCCAGTTTGATAATTAAATTTTTGTGCTGTATCAAAGTCAATGTTTCTTTTAGACAAAGCAGATACAGTACCTGTTATAAAATCTTTACATTTTTCTTTTACGTTTGTTTGCATTTCTTTTTCTCCTTGTTTGTGTGTGTTACATGAAAAACAATAGGTATGTCCATCATCATATACCGAATTAGCATCTGAAGAACCACACTCATCACATGCTGAATGATATAAAAACGTACTGTCAGTATTTTCCATAAAATTTTTTGCCTTAATATTTGGGTTAATAAAAACCTACTGGATATTTCTACCCAGTAGGCACAAACAAACTATGTCAGCAATTCTTTTACATCAAATTGCGGACACGAGGAGCTAGTCACATCTCTATGACCAACAATCTCAACCTCACCATAACTGTCTTTTAAAACATCTACCAGTTTAACTAAACTTTGGTATTGTTTGAAAGTAAAATTACAATCAGGTTGTCCATCAACATTTTGTCCGCCAATTAGACAAATGCCAATAGAATTTTTATTAGACAAGTTAACATCTGTTTCAATGTGTGCGCCTGCTATCATAATATCACGACCATCCTGAATAGAACCGTCTCTTTTGATTATTTTATGGAACGCACATGAGAATAAACCCTCTTTTCTATGTTGCTTGTCTAAATCTTTAACATCTAAATTTTGTTTTGGATTTGTATTACTTGAGTGAACAACAATGTACTTTGTTTCTTTTCTTATGTTACTCATAACCACTCCGTTGGAACATGTTTGTCTGCGTATTTAAATCCATACTTATCACACCACATGCCATATGTTGTTTTTGATTTTTTACTTATTCTTGTTTTAGAATTAGAAAATATAAATCTAATATCTAACTGAGGATGCTGTTCTTTTATAAGACGCATTTTCTGACGGTCTTGAGAAGTAAAATAACCTTTAGTCTCAATGTAAATGTCAGACCCAGTTAGATAAAAGTCAGGGGTATAAGTGTGAACTTTTTGCGGCTTTGTATAGTTAAGTTTAGATTGTTCAAACTCATACTTAACTTTTTTAGTGTCAAGCTCAGAAGCAATTGCTTCTTCTAAGCCTGACCTAAAGCCGTATTTTAAACCAACTTGATTAGAAGTCAGCTTCTGCGGTTTCTTCTTGTACCACATTGTTCACACTTTCTGTTGCTGTATAGCCACCTTCTACTTTATCAAAACCGTAGCCTTCAGCATTGCCGGCACCACCTTCAACTAGCTTAGTTATTTGTACTGCTCTTAATCTCAGACTTACGCCTGCGCCTGCCATTGCAGTGAACCAGTGTACTAACTCAGCACTAACTTTCATCTCACTTCCAGACCAAACGTTAGCATCAATTAAAGGTTTACCGGAGCTATCAAACAATGCTACTTTAAATGGAATGACTTTTCCATCAGCAGATATTATTTGTGCTTTTCTTTTAAACTTGAAAACAGTGTTGCCAGTTGGCTTACCTTCATCATCAAGTTGTTCTTCGTACGGAGCGTTTGCTTGCTTTACAGCTTTGCCTTTGTTTTTTTCTTTGGCAATCTCTACGCTCTTTTTAATTTCTTCATCAATCTGTTTAATCAATGAAGAAGCCTTGTCAGTAGGCACTACAAGATTTACTTTGTAATGTCCGTCTTTGTCAAATTTAGTATCAGGTTTTGTCAACCATGCATACTGAGACACGCCTTCAGGACTTACAATCTTAACATAATTATTTTTCATATGTGTTTCTCCATTCTACTATGGGTACTTTAATGCTACGCAAAAAAGAACTCACTGTCCCGCAGTTGTTGAATATCTAAATTACCTTTGGCGGGAACTTCAGGTAATTTATCGTGTAGCTCTTCAGGCAATTGTTTAAGAACGTCATTCCTAAAATTATCAAGAATATCATTCTCACTAAACATTTTAATAAATGCTTCTCTAATAGATTTATTAAGTGTTTCAACATCACCTGCTGTTGTGCCAAAACTATCATGTACGTTACAGAAATTAGTAATGCCATTTTTATAAGCAATATTAACTGTACTCATCATAGCTGCACTGTCCACCGAGTGAACTACGTTAGGTGCTACTCCGTTACCCATTCGTAGTTTGTCAGTTAAGTCAGTCTCAGTATTTATACGAGGCTTAATAACTTCACCCATCAACATAGCCTTAACTCTTTTAGACTTCATTTCTGGATATGACTGATACACTGGAAAACCAACCGGCGTTACCCAATGCACTGGTAGTTGTTGTTTCGCAACTGTACGTGCGATTGTTTGTAGATAGTCCATTCCAGTCCTAGCAGATTTCAGATTATCACCGATACTGTCCCATATGACACTTGCTAAATAACTAGCCGGTCTGAATATCTCATCTTGAAATGGATGGTTCTCTCCCTTGTCTTTACGTTTTGTTAAATCTTCAATTACAAAGTCAGTGCATGAATATCTAGTTGAACCATAACAGATAGTCATAATACTTCTTTTAGTAGTTGAACGTTTAACTCCGTAGTCTAACCACAACTGAGCATACGGTTTGTTTTCAGCTGCATGCTGTTTTAATTTATCATTAACTGCATCTGCAACTAATTGATAAATGTCTTGCGGTGTAGCACTAGGCAAACAATTAACAAGCTTGCCTGCTTTTTCGTCTCTTAACATTAAAGAATAAATTTGAAGACCGTTACAAGAACCGTCTACATTAACAGGAATACTAGAAATAAAACCATATCCTTGTTCTTTAAATCTTTTCCACTCATCACAAAATGCTAAGAATTGAAATGGATTAGATGCATTTTCCCATTGTCTATGTAACATTGGGTCTGTAGCACAATCAATAATCCAACTCTCATTATCGTTAGTCCATTTTACTCTGTCAGCAAACGATATTTTATCTTCACCGTATTGGTTAGCACCGTGTATAGCCAACCAATAATCACCTTTGTTTTCTTTTGTGATTGCTTTACCTTGTGAAAAAGACAACAAAGCTTTGGCACCACCAATAGATTGATAGTTTAAAAATGCCGGTACTGCATACGCTCTACCTCTAAAATCTAATTGAACTGGAAAATACAACGTTGCATAATCTTTAAACTTTTGTGCAAGGTGTATAATTTTAGCATACAATAAACGTTTAGAAAACATTCTAGCATTTTCAGTGTGAGCCATAACAGCTCTCTTCTTCCATTCTCTTCTACTGTCAACATTAGTTTCAATGTCATGCGGTTTGTTTGGAATATCAAAGTTAGTACTAGGCGGCATACCACCAACAGCTAACCCTTTGTCCCATGCTTCTTGCATAACTTTTAAGATAAAATTATTAATCTTAAATGGTGTTGCTTGCATTGTATTAACAGCGTCATACACTTCAGGCATGTCAAAGTTTTCAAGTTCCTTTTTGTATTTCTTGTTTTTTTGTTTAACAAGCTCAAGTTCAGGAAGCTCTTTAGTCCAATAACCGCCACCTACAACTGACGTCCATAATTTTGGCGGCATGACTGTAGGTAAGTATTCCGGATTTAACAGTTCATTAAAACTGTTTCTACTTTTAATCCACTCTCTAGTTTTATCAGTCTGTTTGATTATCTTTGCTTTTTTATGTTTAACAGTTTCAGTACCTATCTCAATCATACCTGTTGCATAAATCATAAGCTCTACAAGTCTAAGACCTACGTGTAATTTAACAGGTGTTGTCCACTCTTCCCATTTCATTACCTCGTCACGTTTAGCACTTTCTCTTAATTTTCTACGCTTGTAAGTATAATTAAAACTACGCTTGTCTAAGTCTTGTTTAACTGTTTGGTACAAATCAGGGTTTAGATGTTTAAAGTTTTTAAGACTAATCTCAGTCTCAACTTTACCACCTAAACTTATGCACGTTGCTGTTAAAGGTTTGTATTGTGTGATTGTATTTATGATGTGTTTACCAGTGATTAGTGCCAGTATCTCAGGCTCAACTTCACACATCTTTAAGAAGGCAATAGAAGGTTTGCCTATTGTCTTTTTAGATTGTTCTTGTGTCCATTCAGCAATAGCCATTGCTAAAGGTCTTATCGTGTTTGCTACCATTACTTTTCCATAACTGGTAACACTTTCCTCTTCTCTCTCAATGTGAGAATGAAGACGCTTATTAGTTCTGTTTGAACCTAAGTTTCTCATCTCTTTTTCGTGCTCTACTTCATCTTTATAAGTAGGCATACTCTCAATCAGTCGTGCCATGTGTCTAACTCCTATAATTATCAGTGGGTTATGTTTATAATATCTACTATGGGAACCTTAGTCAGGCTCCCTAGTAGTAACTTGTAGCTCATTAGAAATAGCAAACTTTGGCGCTAGTTTAGATGTGAGTATATTCTCTATAAACTGCGCTGCTCTATGTGCTATTTGGTTTGGTGTCATTGCGTCATACGCTTCAACAGATTGTGTTTTCTGTAAAAACAATATGATTTTCTTTTTAAGCTCCCAATCTATTTTGATATTTTTGTATTGGTTAAGCTCAGTGTTACGCTCAAGTAAATCAGACTTAGCTTTTTTTAAATCAAAAAGCCAATCATTAGCTTTAGTTTTAAATGTAATAAGCTCAGCCTCTAATTTATTATTCTTATCAATCAAATGTTGTATTTGTTCTTTATCTGTCATTGTGCTCCTGTAATGATTTGATTTGTTTATCTGTTAGTTGTGTTGTTTGTTCAAAAGGGTTAATGCTACGCTCCTTCTTAGGTGTTCGCATTGCATGTATTATACCGGCTATTATTGTACCTAGTATTAATACATGTCCTTCAAATGGTAGTCCTAGTATTAGTTCAATCATGGTTTAAGCTCCTTTGGTTAGATTGTAACAGACTAAAGCCGGATAGTACCGGCTCTAGTTTCGCCACGTGGTATTCACTCACCACGCATAATAGGCTCATCAGTGTTACTCGTAACTTCTTTGTTTTATAACGACACTAACTTCAATTTCAGTGCCGTCATGTGCTTCGTCAAGCTCAGCAACTAAAGGTATTAATTTTTTAAAACGTATACCTTCATCACTGTTAAGACGTACTATTGTATATCCGCCTTCATATTTATCTTTTTTTTCATTCCATTTATCACCTATTACTTGTACATCATATTTACTTACATGCATATTAATTACCTCTTATTGTTTGTTTTAGTTTTTGGAACTTTGCATCAGTCTCAGCTTGTTCAATCTCAGACTTAAACTTGCTTAGCTCCGCTCGTTTATCAAGACCCGCAGGCTCATCAATTCTGAGACCTGCACTATTAAACCATTTACCAGTACTGGTTAGATAGTATTTTGACTTGACTTTTTTTACCTTGCATGGGTCAACCTTGCCATCAGGTTTTAACAAGTATACTGACTTATTAAAATTCTGATACAACCGGTCAACCCAACGCTCATTAATAAAGTTAGATACAACGATATTAGGCATTAATGACCCGCCTTGCTGTAACCGTTGTTTAACTTCATTCTCACGGCTAATCTTTTATTTCTAAAAGCTTGCTCGTCAGCTAGCATTTTTTGATGCAAGTAATTGTATATTATTTTATATAGCATATTCATATAGCTACGCTCCTATGTTGATTGTTTGAACTTACTGAGCTCATCAGTCATGGCTTAACCATGAGACAAAGCGCCGGACGTTACAACGGCGCAATGTTTCGCTCTTTGTTTATTATTAATAACCTAGCCAGTGATAAACTTTTATAGCTGAATAGGTTTGTTTTTTACCTAAGTTTTTGTAAAA